ACACCAATTGGTAAAGTTGCAAGAACCAAAGGATCAGTAATACCAGCTCTTGCTCCAGCTGCTATCTGCCCCCAATTCCATCCAAATAATCCTGGCTCGGCATTTGCCATAACTTGCTTATTAACTGACCAGGCATTTTTGGCTCTATCAATAACTTCTTGATCAACTTCTTCTCTTGTTTTCAGATCTGCATATAAAAAAGGATGGGATTTTTTCATTTGATCCACTTGATCAAAATACCAATCAAGATGAGCTTGATATGAATTTTTATATCCTTTTTCTAAATCTTCTATTGAACCACTAATTACTAAATTATCATTATAATTTTTTACATCAGCCTCAATTTCGGGTAATCCGAAAACATCGGGATGATTTAAATGTAAAGGATTAGGAAAATCATCAGTTAATAAATGTCTATTTTTTTCAAATTCTTCTGAAAATACTTCTGAAAAACCTATAGCTTTGGAATCAGATCTATATCTACGATAAAAATCATCTTTTGCCGCTTCATAATTATCTAAATAACCTGTTCTTTTGCCTTTGGCTTTGTCTGCCTGGGTAAATCTGGAAAGACTATTTTGTTCGTTAAAAAAAATTCCACTCATTTGATATTTGTATATTTTAATTTAATTTGATCTTTAACTAAATTTAGATCTAAAATAAAATACCCATTATCTCCGCCTTTTGTAGCCAAATATTGAGGATCTACATTATCATAAGGTGTATTAAATGACACAATATATTTACCATCGCCCACTACCCATAAATAAGGCTGATCTTTTCCATCTTTTCTATTAAAGACATCTCCATTTAATTTAAATTCTCCTGTTTCAGAACCATTGTACCAAATAGGCACTTGACCACCAGATGCTATTTCCCATTCTACATCTGTTAATCCTGTAATAACTTCTTCAAAATTATCTGTTTGCATCCAGCTTGGTACAAAGGTAGCTTGTTCATTAAATTCTGCAATGCCGCCATGATTAACACCGCCAATACTTGTGCCGCCAATTAATTCATTAACAATTTTACCGAATAATTTTTTATCTAATTTTTTTGATGTAGATGTAGATGTTCGATCAACATAGATTATTCTAGTCATATCAAATAATGTTGATGTTAGATTACTGTCAGCACTTAAAAAAGATCCATTTAAAAATTCAGTAAATACCTTTTGTGAATCATGGAACATTTGCTTTTTATCTTCGCCAAATAATAATTCTGCGGATGCGATGCTAACATTATCTTTTAAAGCAAAACCGCTAAAAAAATCTGCTGCTAATTCTCCTATAATTGCTTGATTGGGATTTGCATTCATTAATCCCGCTATGTGGGCAAAATAATGAGATTCTTTTTTCCCATCGCCTTTTGACAAAATTTCTTCAAAAACATTATCGGCATCTATTCCAAATTCAGATAACCTGGCAATTAATCCAATCTTCTGATCCATAGTTGTGTCATCGCTTTGCCAATGATTCATAATCATTTGCTGCTCGTCTTTGGTTAAAAAATCTCTTTTTGTGCCATAAACCGCAGCTGTTTGATTCCCATCTCCTTGTCGATTAGTAACCCATTGCTTCCAAGATTCTTCATCAGCATTTAAATTCATTGGCTCTAAAGTTATTTTACCCACTTGATTAGCCCATTGGAGAGAATCTTTTGCCAAAGCAGCATCCATTTTAGTTTTTGTATTTTGTAGAGCTTTCATTTTTAATAAATTTATTTCTTTAACTCCAGCTGCACTTTTTTGTCCAGGAGCTGCCATTGGTAGATCTGTTGTATTACTTTTATTAATAATAATTTGTAATTCATCAATTTTTGCTTGGAGATCTAAAGGGTTTGATTGTTGAGCTGCTTGATAGGTACTCCACATTGCAAAATGATTATCTATTTCTTTTACTGTATCAGTATCGCCTAAATCTTCTGCAATAGATCTTGCTATTCCTAATTCAGTTAAACCATTTTCGGGCAAGATCCCATCGTCTAAATATGCATTAATATCACTAACAGTTTTTTGATTTGCAGCTATCATTTTTTTAGTAGCAGCTGCCGCCTGGCTTTCAAGAATATCTATTTGTTTTTGTGCTTTAATGTCTAAATCTGATCTTTGAATAACAGTTAAATTTTTAAAAGGATAATCATGTGTTTTTCCTTTGGCTAAATCCATATAGGCTTGTGGATCATCAGCTATCATTAATTTAGCTTTGATAAATTCTACTTCTCCTTGACTATATTGGATTGCCAATTCTGGTGTTGTATTAATAATACCACCATCGAATGCTTCTTCATGAATACTGATAACTCCATTTAATCCGAGCAATTCATCTTTTGCATTCTTTTGTTCTAAATGATTACCATATTCCATATCATATAATAATTGCTTGTGTTTTGCTTTATATGCAGATGTGCGTTGAGCTAATCCTGTTTTAAATGATCCATTCATTACATTTAATTTTAAAGCAGCTGCTTTATTATCAAACTTCATTTCAAAATCTTGTCTAACAACATCATCCTCAATTGTTGCAGAAATTGATTGTTTCATTCCCTCGGCTACATCAGCAAAATTTCGTTCATTGTTTTTATAATCTTGATCATGCGTATAATCATTTGCATAAGTAGTTAAGCCTGGTTCTTCTGCTGTACCATTCAAAGCAAAATCCATTTTCTCATGTAATGTGTTTGCTCTATCCATTTTCAATTGAAAAACATCCATGGTCGTTTTTTGTTTTTCTAAAGTTTCAAGCATTTTCATATCTTGATTACTTAACTGTTCAGCTTTTTTTGACTTGTTTGATTCTTGCTGTGAAAATAAATCTAACCCTGTTGATGCAGCTTGTTTTCCTAATTGTCCGATTGCATCGGATGCTCTTGAAAAATCACTCGGATTAAAACGAGTTTGGCTATAAGTGTTGGGGGCTTTAGGAGTTACTCCTGTTTGTTTATTGTATCGTAAAATTTTTACCATTAGAAGTAATATCCTTTCATCGCCATTGACATTCTGTGATTATTATTAAGATCAATTAATTGATTAGTAAATTCTTCCTGGCTTTTTAACATTGATGCATTGAATACCGATTGTGTTTTTACTTGTTTATAGCCACCATAAGCTCCCACCATAGATCCAGCTGCATTAGCAATACCTGTAATCCGAGCAGCTTTAGCATTCATTTTACTAATGGCTGCTTGTGTTCTAAATTGTCCAGCCTGTACTTTTTGTGAATTCGATTCAACTCTTGCGTTATACAATATGTTGGATTTTTCAACTTCTGCATTTGCTCTATTGCTATGTAATACTTCTATAACAGTTGGGCTATCAAGACTAACTCCAGACTTTGCAAAATTAACAACTGAAACTCCCTCAAAAGAATCATAATCTTCTTCAAAGGCAGCAATATTTTGATAAGCTAATTCTAGTGTAGCTGCTGAATTTTTATCTGCCAAATCTGCATTTTGATTAGCTATTGCTGAATTCGCATCACTTGCAGCTCCTTGTGCCATTCCACTATACAGACTTGTACCAGCTGAAATAGCTGCACTAGCTATCAAAATAGTTGTTGGTTCGTGATTTATTCTGCTGTTAAATAACCAGGTATCTTTGGGGGCAGCTGGGTGGTTAATCATTTGTATATCCTCGCATATCGTAAGTAATCTTGTTCATTTTGGTATTTAGGCATCTCGCCCTCTAGTGTCATTCCCATCCATTCGGCAAATCTTTTGCCTATAACGAAATCTTTTTTTACTGCTGTTTGTAATCGCACCACATTATATTTATGTATGAAAACAGATAAACCCTGTTTAATAAGTTTAGCCGATGTAATAGGATATTTAAAAGACAATTCACTTGCCATTACCCATCCCTCATAAACACCTTTCCATAAAGGAATAATGCCGCCACTACAGATAATATTTTTATCATCATCAATAGCAGTAAAACTCATATCTTTAACTTCCAATCCATCTAACAATGGTCGCAAACTTTCATCCACTTGCGTATGAGAAGAATTCATAATCCCTTTAACCATGCTATGTGCATGATCTTTTTTAAATGCAATTAAACTAGCCATCGTAAGTTGAAAATTGCGGATAAAGAGAAATAACATTCATCGGCAAGGGTTGATTTTGTTGGATAACAATAAATCCATCGGTATCATAATCGCCATCAAATTCTATTTCTTTATCTCCTGTGAATAATGGCACAGCTGTGTCCATCGCAGCTGCACTAGATCTAAATGGCACTCGATCTAAATTATCAGTTGAATTACCAACTAATAAACCAACTGTTTCAAATAATCGTACTGTTAAACTATGAATGCGTTTGCTTTTTCCCTGGGCAGTACCATCCTGGCTACCCGCTTCTAACCGCATTGTTTGTAATGTTGAATTATATCCTAAACCTATTTGTACTGTTGTTGAAGAACGATCCAAAGTAATTGATCCTGTAGCACTAACAGTTTTATTGGGATGACTAGCTCCATTAGCAAGTATTGTAACTGATTGACCTATGAGATGTTGTAATCCTGTTATAGTTGTTGTTGCACTTCCCGAATAAGTTAAGCCGCTATCAACAAAGAAAGCTGCTGTTAAATCCGAGCCATAATCTACAGGCTTTAAATATTCTACATATCGTCTGGTTACACTATTAATAGTTCTTTTAACAATGAGATAAGTAACATCTTCATTAAGATCTCCTGGAATTGTTGCTATACTTTCTACAACAGCATTTCCCGATCCAAATACACCACCTAATATATGCCTGTGCCACCCAACAACTTGCTCGTTCCTGGCATAAGTTAAGCCCGATAAAACTCCATCGGCTCTCACACACCACAAAATACTTTGCGGCTCTTGTTGATAGGACATTTCAACAATACCAGAATCAGAAATATGTTCAGCTAATATTGTTAGATCTGGAGCTATGAAACCATCAGTATCATAATTATAAACTAATTCTCTTACTTTTCTTTTTGCTCGTTGAACAAACATGGTAGCATTACCAATTGATACTGCATCAATACCAGATGATCCATAACTTGATTGTTTTTTAATTTGAATATTTGTTGGAGTAATCGGCTCGGCTGATGAGGATGCTGTAACAGAAAATTCTCCACCAGAAGTACCAGCAATTAATGATCTGGTAACTGTTAAATATTTAATCGCATTTCCTTTATTAGATGCAATAGAATAAGTCATCGCATCGTCAGCATCAGATCCCACAGTAAAATCTTCTAGTGAACCTGTTTTACTAAACCATAATGTTTGCGGATCATTATCACTTGCACCAAATATTAATCGTTGTTCATAAAATGTTACACAGCTCGGATATGATCCTGTGTGTTTATTTAATACAGGGCTAGTTAATTTTGTAACAACATCACTACCTCCAGCAGAAAATGTGCCATAACCACCTGTATTTAAATTTGTTCCCGAAGAATCCTGTAATTCAAATTTTAAATCGGGAGTTGTTACAGTACCAGCAGAAGCATAAGCGGTATAACCAGAAGTATTCCAATTTACTCCAACAGCATCGGCTAATTGAAAAGTTGTTGTTGATGGTGTTGCTTTAACAGTAAAAGTAACATTATTTACTTGTGTCATTCCTTTTACACCTGTGATTGTAATATCTTCGCCTACTGCCAAGCCATGAGCTGCGGAAGTAGTTACAACACCAGGATTAGCAGCTGTAATAGCTGTGATAGAAAATTCATTTAAAACATTACCAACAGTATAAACATTTCCATTTAATTGTGTCATACCGCCAATACTGGCAAAAGTAACAAAATCGCCTTTAATAAATCCATGATTTGTTGATGTTGTTACAACTCCAGGAGTTGCTTTAGTTACTGCACTAACTGTAATATCTGTACCTGTTGTGAGAGATACTTCTGTTAATGTCCAGGATGTATGAGCTGTTCTTGCTAATTTTCTAATTGAATATGTTGGATGCACCAAATACATAATATCGGAGCTTTGGGCAAATTTAATATCGGGGATGTCTGCTGTGGCATAAGGAGATGTTATTTCATAAATTCTAGCAGCTGTGCCACCAGATGTATAAGCTGTATAGGCAGATGAATTGATGTCTGTACCATCATAATTTTTTAGGGAAAAAGTATTAGTTGTTGAATTGGCTACCTGGAAAGTAATACCATTTACTTCTATCATTCCAGCAACTCCAGAAATAATAACATTATCGCCATTACTAAATCCATGTGAGTTTGATGTTACAACAGCTGGATTAGCAGCTGTAAGAGCTGTAATATTTTTTGCAGTTTCAGTAATGATACCGCCATCACGATAAAAACGAAGTTTTAAATTACTTAATTCTATAATGTAAGTATCGGTTGTAGAAAATTCAAAAGGAATAATTCTTGTTTGAATAGCACTATTTTTTACTTCATGGACAAATTTTGTACCTGGTCTGCGGGATGCTCCCCCATGCGGAAAGACAGTAAAATTTTCTAAAGTTTTTGCTCCATTAAAATATTTACCTAAATCTGTTCTGCCATCTAATTGCGGGGATAATTCTCCCGCTGTAAAATTAGAAATTGCAAAAGATGCTCTTGCCATTAATTAAAACCTTGCTGTTATAAATTCGTTTGCTTCGATTTTGTCCGCAGTACCCTCGGTAGCATCCAAGAATCTCGCTTCTCTTATTTTATCTGCATAAGCAGATTGCATAACCTGGACAACAGATGTCGATTGGGTAATTGCATAAGCTAATTCACTAGCTAGTCTTGCTGCTATCGCTTCTTGCAATAAAGAATCATATTCATTGACATCAGTTATTCTTGCTAAATAAACAATATAAATTTCAGATTCATCTGTTAATAATTTTCTTCCCTCAATTTTATGAATATCACTATCAACTTCATTTGAGTATTTTGTTCTAATTACTCTCAAACAATCTGATGGTAATGTATATTGATAAGTAAATTGAAAAGCGGGTGTGTCTGTATCAGCAGCTAACTGAACTCTTTTAATTAAACAATTCCAATTATGTGATCGGAATACTGCATCCCTTACTGATGTAAATCGCTGGTTAAGTAACC